GCCGTCGCCCGCAAGGCGATGCTGTGGGACCGCGCCGGCGCCGCGCTGAAGTCGCAGCGCGAAAACACGAAGCCACCCGGGCAGGGCGCGGGCCGGACGGTGCGCGCCACCGCCGCCGCAAGCCCGCCTTCATCGAAGCACAAGGCGCAGGAAGCCTCGTCCCGGTTCGCGCAGACGCGCACCAAGGACGACGCCATCGCCCTTCTCAACGCAAGAGGAAACGGCTGATGACAGCCCCGAACAACACCGTCACCACCGCCGTCTCGGTCGGCAACCGCGAGGATCTCGAGGACGTGATCTTCCGCGTCGCGCCGGAGGAGACGCCGTTCATCTCCAACATCGGCAAGGCCAAGGCCTCGGCCATCCTGCACGAGTGGCAGACCGAGAGCCTGGCCACGCCCAACGCATCGAACGCCAATCTGGAAGGCGATGACGTCGCGACGCTCGACGCGCCCAACCTCACCAGCCGGGTGAACAACTACGCCCAGATCTTCCGCAAGACCTTCGGCGTCTCGCGCACCCAGGAGATTGTCGACAAGGCCGGGCGCGCGTCGGAGATCAACCGGCAGAAGGTGCTGAAAGGCATCGAACTGCGCCGCGACATGGAGGCGCGCTTCATCGGCAACTTCGCGTCGAACGCCCAGTCGGGGTCGACGCCGAGGGGGGCAGGCGGCGCGCTGGCGTGGCTGACGTCGAACACCTCGGTGGGCGCGTCGGGCGCCAACGGCGGCTGGTCCTCGGGCGTGGTCTCGGCCGCGACCAACGGGACCCAGCGCGCGTTCACCGAGACCCTGGTGAAGGCGGTGCTGTCGACCGCGTTCGGCAACGGCGCGCGGCCGTCGCAGGCGTACATGGGACCGACGCAGAAGCAGGCGTTCAGCGCGTTCACCGGCATCGCCCAGATCCGCGCCGACGTGACGGGCGACAAGCCGGCGACCATTTACGGCGCCGCGGACGTGTACGTGTCGGATTTCGGGAAGCTGACCCTGATCCCGCACCCGTACGGCCTGACCCGCGACGTGCTGCTGGCCGACCCGGAGTACTTCGCGGTGGGTGTTCTCGACGGCACCAAGAGCAAACAACTCTCCGACACCGGCGACTCGACCAAGTACATGATGACCAACGAGTCGACGCTGATCTGCCGCAACGAAAAGGCCCACGCGGTCATCCGCGACCTGTCGTAGTGACGCGACTGAGGGGGAGGGGAGCGATCGCCTCCCCCGTTTCACCGCAACCGCGCCTTGCTTTCGCCGCGCGGTGCAGTTGAATAGAGGGGCTCCGGAGGCCCGGGGGAGGAGTTCATGACGTTTAAGCGTGGAGTCCTCATCGCGTGCGCCTTGGCGGCGCTGGGCTTGCTTTCGGACGTCGCCGTCGCGGAGCCGGCGACCCTTGCCCGAACCGACCTGGGAAGCCTGGACGAAACCTACTGGCGCGTGGCGGACCTGCCTGGTCGGCCTGCGCCGCCGTCTTCGCTCGTGGTCACGATCGGCGGCGACGAGCACCCCTTCGGCTCGCTCGACTACTCGAGTACATGCTATTTCACCGCCGGCAGCTGGAACGCGAAGGGCGAAGGGCTGCTTTTCGGCTTCGGTAGTTCGATTGAACAAAGCTGCTCCGGCGCCTCGACCGAGTCCGCAGGATTCGAGCAAGCGCTCAAAGCGGCGCGGTCGTTCTCAGTGGACGCTGACGGTCTGACCTTCGCGGCCGCAGACGGATCCGCGGTCATGGTGTTGCGCCGTTTCGAGCCGGACGGCCTGGAGGAGCGTCACTGGCGGATCGTCTCCTTCTTCAACGGCGCCGAGATGGCGGCGCCGGACGCACAGGTTCCGGATTTCTATAGCCACCACCCCACGATGATGATCGATTGGCCCTGGCCAAGGGTGACCCTGAGCGGCGGGCGGGTCTCCGGCTCGCCGGGGTGCGGCATGCTTCTAGGATCGTACGCGATCTCAGGCGATCACGTGCTGATACATGCGGGCTCCATGCTCGCCGGCTGGTGCGCGCAGGACCAGTTCATTCTCGAAGGCCTCGTGCTCAAGGCTCTGAACGGCGATCGTCTGGTGGTGCGCGACGGGCGCCGGATGCTGCTCAAGGACGACAAGGGCGTCGTGCAGGTCGTGCTGGAGCCGGTCGAGCCCAGCGCCCTGGACGTCGGCCGCTGGCGCGTTCTCCGCTTCTTCAACGGCGCCGCTCTGGAGGCGCCGGTCAGGGAGGCTCCCGATGCTCCGTCGGATCGACCCTGGCCGGCGGTTACGTTCGCTGCCGGTCGCTTCGAAATTCCGGAAGAATGTCCGCACGTGGGCGGGCGCTACGAACTCACCGGCAAAGGGATGACTATTCAGCCGGATCCGCAAAATTTCGCGGGGTCCTGCATCGACCCTGCGCTTGAACGGGAGGGCGGTCTTGTCGCTTCGGCGCTGGCAAAGGTGAGCAAGTTGGAGCGCATTGGCGACGTGCTCCTGCTGCGCGACGACAGCGGCCTGATCCAGGTCGAGCTCTCGCGCTAGGCTACCCAAGCCTAGCCGTAGCGGCGAAAACGAGTCATGCTCCCGCGCGTGCACGGGGAGGCGAAGTGATGACGCGTTTCACCGCAGTACTCTTGCTTACAACGGGGTTGCTGGCCGCGCCGGCGGCGCGGGCCCAGCCGGTCCCGGTCGAAGAGATGTCGACGCCGCAGGCGCTGGACTACCTGCGGGGCGCGCTGATCGCGCAGGGGACGGTGACGGTCCAGATCGACTATGCCGACAGCCGTTCGGGCGATCACTGGACGCATACGTTCGCCACCCAGTTCCGCGACGTCACGATCAATCCGGGCGCGTGCAATCTCAGCTACCACCGGGTGCAGTTCCGTGACGGCAAGCCGTTCGCCGACAACGCCGACTACGGCGTCAATTTCGGCAAGGTGGCGGCGACCACCTACGGGCCGCTGGCCGGGCGCTTCCAGGAGATCGAGGCGGGGCAGGGCAACCCGACCTGGAGCCTGCAGGCGCAGCCCGACGTCTGGCACGTGACAGTGTTCGGCGCGAACGGCGGCTACAACGAGTTCCAGTTCTACAGCCCGAACATCGCCGGCGACGTGCAGAAGGCGGTCGGCCGCCTGCGCGCGCTCTGCGGAGGCGGCTGACTCTCAACGGAAGGAAAATCCATGACCAGATCCACCGACGCGTCCGCGGCGGCGCCTGAGCGCGTGAGCTATCGTGTGCTGCCGCTCGGCTGCGGGCGCATCTTCACCGGCAAGTACGACGCGCGCGCGAACCGGTTCGCGACGCTGACGCGGGGCGAGATCGGCAAAGCCGACCGCGCGACCGCGGAGGCGCTGGAGCGGCTGGGGTTGGCGGAAGTGTTGTCAGAATAGCGCGAGAGGTGACCCTCCCCGGAAAGGGGAGGGTGGCGCGAAGCGCCGGGTGGGGTACAGCCCGCGACGGAAACCGTTCGCCTGAGGCGCGCGTAACGCAGCGTCATGTGTCGCGTGCGTTACCCCACCCCGCTCGCTTCGCGAGGCGACCCTCCCCTTTCAGGGGAGGGTGACTCGACAGGAGCATCCTATGTCCGAACAATATCTCCTCACCACGGCATCCGGCGCGCATCTGACGTGGCGCGCGAATGCCGACGGGTCGGGGACCGTCGTGTCCTCGGCCGACGTCGCACCTGTGATCGAGCGCAACAAGGCGATGGCCAACCACAACGATGGCTGGTCGCCGACGCGCGAGCTGAGGCGCGTGGCGTCGATCCCATTCGCGCTGGTGCACAAGTGGCTGGTGGAGGAGGGCTGGAACGCGCTCGATCCGGCCAACGCGGAGAAGCTTCGCGCGCGCCTGAACGATCCCGACTGGCGGCATCTACGCACGGCGCCGGGTCGCGTCTAGGACGTTGGACGCTTGTCCATGCTTTCCCTCACCCGAAGGGGGAGGGTCCCGGCGAAGCCGGGGGGTGGGGGACCGACCGCGACATTCACCGCATCGTTGCGCGCTCTGCACACGCGACCTCAAACGTCGAGGACGATCCCCCACCCGGCGCTTCGCGCCACCCTCCCCCTTCGGGTGAGGGAAACCAAGTCGTGACACTTCGAGAGCACGAGGCCCTTTCCCATGACCATCTCCACCTACGCCGATCTTCTCGCCGCGCTGGCGACGTTCGCCGTGCGTTCGGACCAGGCGGCGAACTGGCCGGTTGCGGTGAGCCTGGGCGAGGCGCGGCTGAACCGGCTGCTGGCGGTGCGCCCGATGGCGGCGACGGTGACCGGGACGATCAGCGGCGCGACCTCGGCGCTGCCGGCGGACTTCAACGGCGCCCGCGCGCTGCGCCTGACCGGCGGCAGTTTCGCCAAGCTCGAGCCGGTGTCGGTGGACGCGATGGACGCGCTGAAGGCGCGGCCGGACGTGGCGGGCGAACCGGGGTTCTACGCGGTGCGGGGGGCGGACCTCGAGGTCTATCCCGAGCCCGCGAGCGCGACCGGCTATCAGCTCACGTACTATCAGACGCTCCCGGCGCTGGCGGAGGCCGCTGGCGGGACCAACTGGCTCCTGGCGGCGCATCCGGACGCCTATCTCTACGCGTCGCTGGTTCCGTTCGGGATCATGGCGCAGGACTCCCGGCTTTCCGCGTGGGAACAGGCGCTGGAGGCCGTCGTCCAGGAGATCCGCGACCGCGATCTCGCGGCCGGGGCGGGGGACCGCCTGGCGGTCGCGCCGCAGGTTCCCACAACCTGATCCTGGGTACAGCCGGGCGAACCCTTTTCCACTTCTGAGGAATCCGCTTTAATCTGGCGCGGGGCTGTGAGGGACCCATGCGTCAGAAGGTCAAGGTCAAGACACGCCTGCGGCAGCGCGCGCCGCGCGAGCAGGAGGCGTTCATCCCGGTGGCCTCGCCCACCTTGCTGCTGTTCCTGTTCCTGGGCGCCGCGGCGGCCATGACCCTGGTGTATTTCCTGGTCAAAATGCTCAGCCACATGGGCGGTGTTTCGGACGCCGTGTAAGGGCGCGGACGCCAGCCTTTAATCGCTTCAAGACAGAACGCGCGACGAACGCTGCCGCAAAGTTTCCCTCCCCGGAAAGGGGAGGGTGGCGCGAAGCGCCGGGTGGGGTACCGCCCGCGACGGAAACCGCTCGCCTGAAACGCGCGTAACGCAGCCGCAGATGTCGCGCCCTGTCCCCCACCCCGCTCGCTTCGCGAGGCGACCCTCCCCCGCTGGGGGAGGGTGACGGCTTACGCCACCCTTTCACGGAGGTTACATGACCCTACGCAAGCTCCTCCCGCTCGCGCTGCTGCTGCTCGCGCTCCCGGCAGCGGCGGGAACGCCGACGGCGCACTACGCCTGGTCGAAGCCCACGGTGGCGGCGGACGCCGACACCTGGGGGACGCAGCTCGACGGCGACCTCGACGGCATCGATGCGGTGGTGTTCGGCAAGCTCGACCTTTCCGGCGGCGTGATGAGCGGAACCGAGACGCTGGCGGCGGGGACGACGACGCTCGCGCCGTTGAAGTTCACGTCGGGCAGCCTGCTCACCGCGCCGGTCGCCGGCGCCGAGGAGTGGGACGGGACACATCTTTATATTACGCAGACCAGCGGGCCGGCGCGGCGCCAGCTCGCGTTCATCGACGAAGCGATCACCGGCTCGGCCGCAACGCTGACCACGGCGCGCAGCATCGGCATGACCGGCGACGTGGTCTGGACCTCGGCCGGCTTCAACGGCGCGGGCAACGTCACCGGAACCGCAACGATCCAGGCCGGCGCGGTGACCGCGGCGGACCTGCACGCGGGCGCCGCGGCGGCGAACCTCGGCTTCACGCCGGCCAACGTCGCGGGCGACACGTTCACCGGCAAGCTGACCGCGAAAGCGTCGACCGCCGGCGGGGCGGGGTTCAACCTCGCGCCCGGGAGCGCGCCGTCGTCGCCGGTGAACGGCGACTGCTGGGTGACGGCGACGGCGGTGCAGTGCCGCGTGGGCGGCGTGACGTCGACGCTGGGCTCGACCTCGGGCTCGGGTCTGTTGTCGACCAACAACCTGTCCGATGTCGCCGACGTCGCGACCTCGCGCACGAACCTCGGCCTGACTTCGGCGGCGACGACGGCGATCGGAACGTCGGGCGCGACGATCCCGCTGGTCAACGGGGCCAACAGCTGGGGCGCGACGCAGACGCTCATGGCGGGGACGACATCGAACCCGGCGCTGAAACTGACCGCGGGAAGCAACCTGACGACGCCCGCCGCCGGCGCGGTGGAGTGGGACGGCGCGTCGCTCTACCTCACGCAAACGAGCGGGCCCACGCGCAAGACGGTGGCCTTCACCGACAGCGCGCTCAGCGGAAGCACCACCGGGTCGGCCGCGACGCTGACCACCGGGCGCACCATCGGCATGACCGGCGATGTGACGTGGACGTCGGCGAGCTTCAACGGCTCAGGCAACGTCACGGGGACCGCGACCATCCAGGCCGGCGCGGTGAGCAACGCCGACCTCGCCGGCGTCGCGTCGGGCACGATCAAGGGCCGCTCGGCCGCAGGCTCCGGCGCGCCCAGCGACCTCAGCGCCGCGACGGCGCGCGCGGTGATCCTGCCGGCGTTCGCAGGTCACGCGGGCCAGGCGCTGAGCGTCAACGCCGGCGAGACCGACGCGGCGTGGTCGGGTTTTGCGGTGTTCGCCTCGGGCTATGTCACGGTGTCGGGGACGACGCCGACGCTGGTCGCGGCCAACAACGTAAGTTCGGTCACGCGCACCGGCGGCGGCGCGTACGCGATCACGTTGTCGAACGCGGCGCCCAGCGCGAACTTCGCCGCCATCGTGTTTCCGAGCGGCGGCAATACCCAGACCTGCGCGGAGGATTCCGGCGTGTCGCGCACCACGACCAGTTTCGGGATCGCCTGCGCCAACGGCGGCGGCGCGCACGATCCGGGCGGCTTCTCCATCCTGGTGGTGGCGCAGTAATCATGTATCTCGACATCGAACTGCCGCCCGGCGTGTTCGCCAACGGCACCGCGCGGCAGGCGCGCGGGCGCTGGCGCGACAGCAATCTGGTGCGCTCGCCCGACGGGCCGGACCTGCAGCCGATCGGCGGCTGGGCCCGGCGCGGGAGCGACGCGGTCGCGGGCCTGGCGCGCGCGATCCTGGCGTGGAAGGACAACAGCGGCGTGCGCTGGCTGGGCGTGGGCACGCACTCGCACCTCTATGTGCAGTCGGCGACCGGCGCGCTCAGCGACATCACGCCTATGGGATTCGTGACCGGCCGCGCCGATGCGGCGAGCGGCGGCGGCTTCGGCGCCGGGCCTTACGGCGCGGGCGCGTTCGGCACGCCGCGCACCGACACCGGCTCGACCGAGCCCGCGTCGGTGTGGACGCTCGACAGCTGGGGCGAGCGGCTGGTGGGCTGCATGAGCGAAGACGGCCGGCTCTACGAGTGGGCGCTCGATCCCCTGACGCGCGCGGCGCCGATCACGGGCGCGCCCAGCGGATGCAGCGGCCTCTCGGTCTCGGCAGAGCGGTTCCTGTTCGCCTATCGCGGCCGCAACATCTCATGGTGCGACCAGGAGGACGACACGACCTGGACGCCCGCCGCCGACAACCAGGCCGGCGACCAGGACATCGACACGGCCGGAAGATTCCGGTTCGGCCGCAAGGTCCCCGGCGCGCACCTGCATTTCACCGACGTCGACGTGTGGCGCTCGACCTATCAGGGCCTGCCGACCGTGCACGGGTTCGAGAAAGCCGGCGACGACTGCGGCCCGGTGTCGGTGGGAAGCGCCGTCACGCTCGACAGCCGCTGCGTATGGATGGGAGGCAAGTCGTTCTTCCTCTACGACGGGGTGACCAACCCGCTGGCGTGCGAGGTCGCCGACCGGGTTTTCTCCGACTTCAACGCCGACCAGGGTTCGAAGGTCTCAGCCTGGCACAACGGGCGCCACGGCGAGGTCTGGTGGCTCTATCCGTCCGGCGCGTCGACCGAGAACGACCGCTATGTGTTCTGGAACTACCGGCTGAACCACTGGTGGGTGGGCGCGATGGAGCGCACCTGCGGCGCGGGCGCCGGCGTGTTCCGCTATCCGGTGCTGGTGGATCCCGCAGGCGAGATCTTCGAGCACGAACAGGGGTTCGACTACGGCGGCGACGTCCCGTTCGCGCGCTCGGGCCCGATCGAGTGGCCGGGTCAGATGGCTGCGGGAGAACAGCGCATGCTGGTGCGCGGCTTCATCGCCGACGGCGCGCGCGCGGGCGATGCGCAGGTGAGTTTCTTCACGCGCGAGTTCCCGACCGCGGCGGAAACGGCGCTGGGCCCGTTCGCGGCCGACCCGGCGCCCGTCGACCTGATGTTCAGCGCCCGCCAGGTCGAGCTCGAGATCGCGTTCACCGGCCGCGACGACGCGCGCGCCGGCGCATTCCGCCTCGACGCCGAACCGGTGAGCGCGCGATGAGCTTCCCCAATGCGCCCCCGGCCTACGACAAGGCGAACGAACAGGCCTTCCGCACCGCCGCGCAAACGGCGCTGGCGCGACCGGGCCCGCTCGCCGCCGTGGCGGACGGAACGGTGCTGGCGAACGTCACGGGCGCGCCGGCCGTCCCGGCCGCGACGCCGGTGGGCGCGTTGGACGGCGTGGGCTCGGCGTTGAAGTGGACGGACGCGATCACGCTCACCTTCACCGGCGACGCCTCAGCCGCCATCAGTTTCGACGGCGCCACCAACGCGAGCGCGGCGCTGACCCTTACGCCGAGTGGCGTTGCAGCGGGGAGTTACACCAACGCGAACATCACCGTGGATGCGAAGGGGAGGGTGACGGCGGCGGGTAATGGTTCGCTCGCGCCCATCGCCAACAACGACCTGCTCGCAAACACTTCAGGCGGCGCAGCCGCTCCGGTCGCAACGTCGCTGAGCGCCCTGATCGATGCGGCGATAGGTTCGGCGCAGGGGAGCCTGCTCTATCGCGCGGCGTCGGGCTGGGCGGCGCTGGCCCCCGGAACGTCGGGGCAGGTTCTGCAAACCCTGGGCGCGGGCCACGACCCGCAATGGGTCAACATGAGCGCGAGCGGCGGCAACATCGACCAGTACGGCCCCCCGCTGGCGTCGACCTTCACGATCACGACGACCGGCTCGCCTACGGTGGCGCCGAGTCTGTCGGACGTCGCGGGCCTGGGGTTGGTGTTCTCCGGCGGGTCGACTGTAACTGCGACGGATAACTACCAACTCGCTACGCAAAACGTCCCCGGATCGGTGCCGTGGACCATCTCTATCCGGGTTCGCTTCAACATGGCGCCGTCAAGGACACGCGGAGCCGGGTTGGTAATGTACGACGGAACGAAGATGAAGACGTTCTTGCTCTATACGGGGAGCGGAGGCACCGGCATTGGCGTGGCAAACTATACAAATTTGACCACTCTGAGTGGCCTGATCTACGGACAAGAAGTGTCGGGGATGCAAGCGTATGAGTACTATCAGATTAGGGACGATGGCACCAACTGGACGTACAGCGTCTCGAATGACGGGCAGAACTGGGATCGCGTGTTCACTGAATCCCGCAACAGTTTTCTAACGCCGACAAAGGTCGGCCTGGGCGTCAATGTTGCGGACGTATCTGGAGGAGTCGCCGCGGGAGACGTTCCGAGTATCGCCATTCCTTGGTGGCGACAAAACTGAATCGAACGCCTAGGCTAGCGCGGGCTTTCTTCGTGTGAGGCGGAAGATGCGTTCCACTGACATATAGGACGCCGCCGCTAGTGCGGTTGATAGGGCGAATACGATTGGAAGCGAGATTTGCCATGGCCAGATCAATCTTGCGACGATGGCCATAGGGTAGTGCCAGAGGTAGACCCCGTAAGAGATCAATCCGAAACCGGCCACAAATCGATTTCCGAGAAACGTTCGTAGAACGGTGGGGCGCAGATCAAGCGTGCCGATGATTAACAGTGCAGCCCCCAGCTCCGCGAGTGATAGTCCAAAAACCATGCTCCACTTGCCGGCCTGAGCTAGCGCAACGACAAGAATCGCCAGCACTGCAACGCCCGGCCACGCATAGTATGCAGGCCTCGACGGGGCGTAGCTGAGCAAAGCCCCAAGAACTAAGCCTGTCGAGTGACTATCAAGGTGATAGTAGGCTGCGTCGGTTCCCCACAAGCGAACGACAGCTATTCGCCAAAGCGTGAGTCCGAGCCAGGTTGCGCCGAGAACCGCAGGTGCCAGTCTGTCTGGAAGGCGTCGAACGACAAATGGCCACAACAGATAAAATTGCGCCTCGATGGCGAGCGACCATGTGTGTCGCAACGGCCAAACGCCCGGTTTAACCAAGTAGTCCGATAGGTACGTGCCCGCGCCCAACACATCCGACATGACATTCCCTGCCGATCGTTCGGGCCAGAAGTACTGTGCAAGGAGCGCATACGCGACCAGCATCGTGAGGAGCGCTGGGTAGAGGCGGCGCATGCGGCGCTCGTAGAAGTGCTCTGGGCCTGAGCGCAGTAGGGTAGTGATCAGATAGCCGCTTAGGACGAAGAAGATGTCGACGCCGATGTAGCCGCCGCTAAAGCCGGGCACTCGAAGGTGAAACGCCATCACGGCGAGCGCGGCGAGAGCTCTGATGCCATCGAGGGCAGGGTCGCGGTGGCGGTCCAT